TTTTTTTTTTTTTTTTGTGATTCTTCCAATTGGCCATGATTAACTTCATTCATTTACTAATTACTGGGTGGTAACTTAACATGCTGGCTCCTCCCGGGGGCACTTGTCGGCAATTAATTCCGCAAGTCTTTCACTTTCTCCAACACTATACATTACCACACAAAACTTTCAACTAATTAATCTATGGTCTGCTATAACCTACTCTATCTATTATAGCAGCAAGACATCCATTCTGATAGAGAGTGCCTTATCCCGACTTTCCTGCGAGGGGTTACCACCAGGTGCCGACATAAGGTTCATTCTCTTATATTTCTGAGGTGTCTTCAGTATAAGGCTCATCCATCTTCTTAAGAAGGCTGATGTCCTCTGCTGTCAACTCTCTGCTCTTATTTTGCTGCACGCGGCTTTTGGGCACTGCAACACTTATATTATCATTTTCTCCCTTCCTTTGACCACGCTGACGCTGTGGTTTAGGACTCATCCCATCATCCTGTTGCTGATAGGCATTCAAATTCTCATTTAACACCTTCATTATAGTTTCAAAACCTGAAAGTGTACTATCAAATCTAATCGCGCCACTATAGCGCAATTCATAAACATCCTTCTGGGGTTCATCAGCATTCCCAGACAAATTCTGCACTTTGGCCAACTCTAATCTTGATCCAAAGAAAAACGCACCTGCTGTGGGTGCGAGTTCTGCAAGAATGGGGAACTGTGGATCACTAGTTCCAAGTTTTAACATTTCTCCACCACCAAAATTCTGATTGGGGCCTCTCTTCCCAAAACACTGCTGAACAGTGCATTGTTTATTGGGGCTCCTCTTTTGGCGGGGTTTGTTCAAAATTTTCTGTCTGACTTCTTTGGCTGTCTGCTTAGTTACTTGTTGAGGCTTTGTGGCATCCTTGCCAAGCTTTGCCAGAACAAGACTAGCAATTTGATCAGCCATGTCAGGTGTTACACCAGAGGTAGGGGTTCTAGTACCTGAATTGGCTCTACTACGCGATCCTGCACTAGAGGCTCTGCTGGATGCGCGAGAAGTAGATCTGGAATTAGGAGCAGACCTTCCTGAGCCTTCAATATAGTAGCCTTGAGGGAGTACCGTGCCAGGCGGAAACCTAGTCGGAATAGCCTCATCGCTACTTGGGTCCCGATCGAGAATGTCAGCCGGGGTATTAACATCAGCCTGGTTGCTAGCGACCCAGAAGACTCCGTCAATGTCGGTGCCATACTGGTCTTTAGCATGCGGTCCTGTTCCCAGATAGTAGAAATACCATCGTGGCAGCAATTGACGCTGATTGCCGTCGGCTGTTTTAAAAGAACGTCTGCTGTGTCTGTACCAATACCCCTTAGCTTCAGTAGCTGGGACTCCTGGTGCAATAGGCACACCTTGTCCTTCTGCAAATTCAAACTCCTTTCCCTTTTGAAACTGAGTAATTCCAGAGAACCAAGAATAGTAGGGTACAACGTTCCCTCCCGTTGGTTGCTGAGAAGTAACAGTTTGCTTGGGTTGAGCTCTTCTACCCCTGGTTTGAATATTTCTAGACTGTTCGGACTGATCGGCCCACTTAAGGATGCCATTACCAGCACGATTTCCAGAGGACGCTCTACTGCTGGGTTGCTTACCAGGAGTAAAGGACATCCTTAAAGTTTAGATATTATTTCTCAACAATGCGGTGTCCATGCCAGTACCCTTTTGAGTTGATGGCAGTCGATAATTACCGACTTTGGACTTAACATAAACAGCAAAACCACTAGTATCGCCTATCCTGTCAAGAAAACCACGCTTATACGTGCAAAGATGTGTAACCTTAGCAACAGTCACATAAGCTGGCAAATCCGACAAAGAATAGCCAGTACCTAGTTTTATACCTTGAATGTAGAGATGGCCACGTATTATTGTGACCGTCAGGGTATGGTAGTCCTCAATAATCGGCCTAACATACATTCTTCCCTTCATATCTATACACATCAAGTTGTTTGTTTCTGGGTTGAAACTCCACCAACTGCCAGTTCTAATAAACAACCTGATACTATTCACAAAATACACAATCCACATAATAATGGCCACTATGGTAAAAACTATAGAAAAACCAAGATACACATTATTCAACGCGTATACGCAGTTGAAAATAGTTAAGATGATAGTAAGTGGCCACATAAGCCACAAAATAATCATCTTAATGACATAAACAAACATACTGCGGCTTGTATATCCAAATTGCAGTATGATTGTAATAAAAAGTAGTATAATACCCAAAGAGAAATTCCATTCCTTTAGGAATTTAATAGCTTCATCAGCAGTCCAGATGTAAACTGGTGCTGGTGTAGTTGTACTACTCATAATGTTTGGATTAAGACGTCATCCACATCAAGGACTGGTGGTTTTACATCATTGTAAAACTCATACAACTGCCTACCTCTATTAAACACATAAATAGAAGGGGACAGTACTAAGGTATTACACATACCGCAAAGTTGAATACACAATTTAAAAGTTGCCAATAATGCCACTACAACTATTATAACCAATAAACAGATGGCAACTATAAAAATTATTTGACCCACATACCACACAGTGTCTGCAAGATAAGCATCAGCCATAAACATTTAACTCCTGTCTCCGCCAGGTAATAAAGTCAACAGCTAAAAAAACCAGTTTGTTAACAGCCTCCTCTACAGTGTTAGCGAATGCTGTGAAACTAGTTATTATCCCAAAATACTTATCATAACGTTTGGATTTGCCGTAAAGAGTAAATGTAGCGCAAAAGCTACCTTGGTTACGACACCAAGCGTAATTAGGAACTCTACAATAGCCTACTTTGGGAAATTGATAATTATATTTAAAACAAACATCTTCTAGTTCTGAGACATTAAATCCATTAGTGTAACGGAGGTATTTCTTCTCAGGTCTCCAGACGTCCATTAATAGGGAATGGCCTTAAAAACTTTGGTAAATGATTAAAGTTATAAGGTCTACCCGAATTATAATATGGTTTGGAACTAGTACTAATACTGAACTAAAACCAGTTGTACTAGTGTCAATACCTTAAAACCGCCTACGAAAACTGTTATGAAAACAGTAGTAGGCTTAATATTAATAAACAAATGTGTGGTAATCCAATGTGCTCGACCTCAATGGGTCTTAAATCAGCCATAAATAACTACAAATGGTTGAAGGGATGTACTATATCATCAAGAGTCAATAAATCAAAGACGAACTTAGTCGTCATGTGAAGTTTTGATTACTAACTCCTGGTGTCCAGTATAATCATCACAACAACCACCACATTTCTTAAAACAACTAGTCCCACATCCTGTGCAACAGCATATGAAGAATAGTAAAACAAGCACAGCTACACCAGCAAGGCCGATTAAAAGCCATACATACCAAGGCCATTTTACATAATATTCATATGTACCAATGTCCTTGAGATTGATGTAGCTCTGATTTAAAACTTTTATTGCCTCCTGTAACCTATTCATTTCATCTTGTAGGTCCAAGAATGTAACATTTATATAATCAAGTGACAAATCTGGTGCCACTGAAGTTTGATTTTTAAACCATTGATCCAACTCTTCCTTAAAATCAGGAAGGTTGGGTGTTGAAATGTTCAGCATTACATCCGGCGCTTTAGTGTAATTTACAGCGCAGGTACTCATAACAGCAACATTATTTTCAGTTATAGGTTCAGGGTAGTAATAACCACTACCAGTGAACATCCAAGTATTGTTTACATTAACAAAATAGCCACTCTTAGGCGCTATACCTCTATCACCAGCAATGCACAGACCGGGACTAACCTTCGCTGTGACATATTTAGTAGGGACATAGCTAAAGTGGATAAAATACAAACCATATGGCGCATTCTGCACTAATGATATAATATGATTACCATTACCACAGAAATTTATCCTAGATGATTGGCTTTTAACACATTCATTAACCTTTTCCATAGCTTGTGCTGCACTAAATTTCACTAGTGTAGAATCACTAAGCTGTTGGGAAACATAAGCATTAAGAGCGGTAAGACGCCCATTAATAAGTCTGTCTATCTGGGCAGCTGCTTCAAGAGCATCGAGCCTAGATAGAATTTCTTGTAAAGAAGAACTTATGGCACCAAATCTATTAGATAATTGTTGCAATAAATTATTAAGAGCTTCAGCATTTGCATTAACAACGGCCTGAATTTTAGCTAAAGCAGAATTGGTTGCATCAAACCCCTCCTGAATAGCATCAAGGGCATTGTTAAATGCATTAGCAATAAGCTTTTGGTTTTGACTTAGCACATCCATGGTGACACCAAGCCCATTAATACGAAACTGAACATTTAAATAAAATGGTACACCTGCTGCTGCTGTCCAAGGAGGGAACAAACTAGCAGAGGTGGCAGCCAAAGTGTAGCCACTAATCTGATTTTCTGAGAGTAGTGGCGGCAAAACTTTGATACCATTATAACTTTGCACACAAATGAGATCCCTAATTTCGGCACCTCCAGTGCAATTATTATAGGCCTCAACAAAACCGACATCAGCTAATTTTACTTTATCGAAAAGTAAATCCTCTATAGCAGATCTACTGGACGCTTTATTACAATCACTGCCCAGACAACCTAATACAGGGGAAAAATTGATGTCGTCTACATTGAAATTAACGCCATCTTTGAGCTTAGTACTAAGAGTGACGCCATTCATTAAACTATTAGCTACTTGCAACTGTGTAGTGTCAAGTAGTTCATTTACTTCTGTGAGTATGGCATTAATGTTATCACAGAAACTACCATACTCAACTAACTGTGATTTACATGCTGCATAATCACCACAGACAAATGCAGCACAATCAATAGTAACTTTAGGAGCGCTTGTTTGAATAAACTCCTCCATATTACCTATAGTAAACTCTGAAGGTATTTGAATTTCATACAAACCACCCACAGGTTGTAAACTGTCATTTACTGCATTAACAGTAAATGGCTCAAAATTAGTAAACCGATAACCAGTGGTAATCGCTCTACGACTCCGTAATTGTGTGGAGTAATCCACACAGTAACCACTACCTACTGTGAGATCACATGTTTGAACAGTGGAAGCGGTACTATTATCAGCATTGACGACGCAACCGAGATAACTATCAAAATAGTTAATGGGTTGCAGCTGTCTTGCAAAAGTATTATTAAAAACGTAGTTGCATTTAATATTCCGAAATAGCAATGCTGGTTCGGAAGAATTAGCGTGAAAGGCCGCTGAAACACGACCGCTATAGCAACTACGAATCATAAAAGTTCTATTTGTTAAGTAGTCTCTAAAACCATAGAGATTACCATTAGAATCATATAAAAGGTTCTGCCAACTATTATAATAAGTCGCATTAACCTCGACAAAAATGCCTTGGCCTGAGATGCCATAGAGATCATAATTAACACAAACACCAACAATTATATCTGTGTTAGCTTTTTGTAAATCAGTAGAACAAGTAGTACCACTATTAACACCATGCAAAATTAAATTAGCAAAAATATTACACCTGTCTCCTTGTAAACAAGAATCCACAGACCAACCCAAAAAAGCTTGTGGTTGGCAAGTACAAGGATTGCCTCCACAATAATCACTTTTAATAGCAAGACCCGAACAATGCTCACCTACACCAACTAAATACTTAGTTTGGGGGCACTTATAGGGGCCTGTAGCTTTAGATAAAATAGGATCTGGTGTACATTGACAGTTACATTGAACAGAATTATAACATGTTAAATAATTAGTACCTGCAGGGCAAGTGCCTATACCAGTATGTTTAAAACCGGCATCAACACCAGAGCCACTACCAACACAAAGTGAACCATCCAATTTGCATGGACAGAAAGTGGTGGGAGCTTTAAAACAATGTTGTGCATAGACAACATCATGAGCAGTGAAAACACCTGCAGGCTGAGGCTTAAAAACAGATTGCTCTGTAAAACCAAACCTTCTATTCCAGGTAGAAGGATTTAATCTGCTAACAGAAACATTAGCAGCAGGTAAATTATAATACAATTGACAACTTGTAGCACTAGTGTCAATTTTATAATTAAAGGACTGCAAATAACCTAAATTACCCAATTGTAGATCAACCTTCCTGCCATTGGGTATAGCAAACTTATCAATAGTTATGCTGGAAAAACACATACCATATATCTTAGCAGCATCAATATTATTACAAGTAAATGAGTCTGCCTGAATAAAAGACATCAAGCTGCTCATGTTAAAATTACAATTTGAAAAAGTCTTTCGTTCCCAATTTAATGGAGAGGGCACCGACTTATCATTAAGCCAAGCCTCTATATTACAATCGGGAAGATTAGGTATACGTCGGTAAACATCTGCAATTGGCTGAACAGTGTAACCGTTTAATTCATAAACACCAGTAGATGGTGCTATAGATTGTGTTTTACACTTAATCTCACTCATAAAATCGCTCATACAATCAGCAGCATTAAAAATAATACCATCTTGATTAAAGGCGAGTAAATATTGCCTAGGAGTGAGAGGTGTAACCCAATATTCTAAAGACAGTGTACTATCACAAGTCAAAGGCATAACATAATAATGTGAAAGCACCGTGCCTAAATAAACATTAAACAGAAACTTAGTAACAAAACCAGTATCTGTAAAATATGCATAAAAAGTACCACCTTCTTGATAAAAGTGAAAATACAAAAAATCAGCATTCACATCGTATGTGAAATTACGTTTATATAAACAGGAAACAACATCTGTATCAAAATGCCATAATTCTATACGCTTATTACCCAGATTAGGATGACAAATCGTATGTGGGTACTCGCACATAGTATACTGGCAAACAGAGATCTCTAAAAGACCTAGTACTTTATCTGAAATGGTTGTATGTGGTTGTACTACCACACTATAGGATGTATTCACAAAAGTACTACCTATAGTTATAGCAGGAAACTCACTATACATTACACCATTTTTAATAACCTTGGTATTTTTGACCTTAGCAAAAATACCATTATTAAAATCAGAGAGAAATGGTGGTTTAAACCATAGTGTGCTCAATAGTAGAGTTCCTTTCAGTGCCATATTACGAAATGTGGAACCTGAAATAGGATAATAACCATTAAGCAACAACGTGGTATTTAAATACACACGATCTAAAACATAGTAAGTACCCAAACCATTAGTAACATCGACAGTATCAGTACTTATAGAAGGAGTACCGGTGTCAACATCATTAATGGAAGCCGTAGTACACTTTAAATCACCTATAACAGCAAAAGCCGTTGGTAAGGAAATTAAAAGTATCAAAAACATGTTTAGATTATGGTCTAAGCATCATGCAGCCTAGTACCATTATCCACCATAAAATATAACAACAAAACTACAATAATTATGACCGCAACACACAAAAGAATGCCAAGCAAAATAAGTGGTAGCGGATCATACACACAAATAGGTACATCAGGAGTATTAATATCAGCAGCAGTAGGACATCTACCGTAAGGGTAAAGAGGCCAGACACTGCTAACATTATCATACCTAAAAACACCTTGCTGTGAAAAACAAGGTGAATCATATAACAAACCACTGAGTATGCTAGTAAAACCAGCATCCCCATGATTGATATCATAAACACCAACATAGTTGGTAGTAGAATTACGAAAATAACAGTACGGGGGTTGACAAGCAACCGCCGTCATGTTATCAGAAGGCCTGGCATTGTTCCAACGAGAATCTACCACTTGTACAGGCGTAAAATCCTTACGCTTACTAAGACAGATTGCTTTCGTGGGAACAGTTAATAATAGCTCATTTGAAATGGCTAAATAATTACCAGAGGGTAAAACTAAATAATGACAATTAAAATCAAAACCAGTGGTAATAGTCTCAGTAGAATTAAGACCATAAATAACACCAGTGTCTTTATTAAAATAATATTGACTATCATCATAATACTTTGTATTCGACAAAAACTTACCATTAAAAATACAAAGTGGTACGATATACTCGTCACAACCTGACAAATGAAAGTCAGCTTCAACCTTATAGTAATAATCCCCCAAATTAGCTTCACGAGCTATATAGGCAGGATTATTAAGGACTAAACTACCAGATTTACAAAGAGCTGTGGCTTGTGCAGAACCATTGTAAACATATGGTACATTAACAAAAGTAAGGCTGCGATACACAGCCATATTCTTATAAACCTGAGTATAAAACAAGCCTTTATTCTGCATCCAAATATCATTACTACCAAAACTGGTGCATTTAAAGGCGTGATAAGGATTAAAATTAACACCCTCATAGAATATAATTTGTTGACCTTCACCTGTGTAATTATAAAAATCCGTGAAGTGGAAACTCCTAAACAAAGAGTTACCAGCTTTCGAAGAGATTTTACCTGAATCACATAGGGCTGGGTTAAGGTCCATATAAGAATAATTACGAGGATTAGTATTAACAACATGATTACAATCTGAACGACTGTCACCAAATAAAAACCAATCTCCATTTACATGCGAAACAACATTGGTAGGAGGGTTATCAAAACCTAAGCTACCAATTATGCAGCTAACTAGAATATATCTAGGAAGCAAAAACATTTTCACTGAGTTTAGTCTTCTTCAAATGAAGATTCATAAAACCTCAGACAATTACAATCTAAATTTTGACAAGCCTTACGGAAATAAAAACTTTTCCTATAGACATGCCGAAAGAACCAAGAATTGTTTTCATAATGGTACGATAGCTTAAAACAAGCATTCTCGGGAAGATGGCCTTCTTCTAGCTCATTACGCACCACTTCTAAACAACAATAACCCATAATCATAGCTAGATTATCAGTGGGTGGATTATGTTATTCCCACCCAGTGGCTAACTATGGTTTCATAAAAACCATCTTTCTTCTCAGCACCAAGCTTAACTATTTCAAGTCTAGCCGGTGATGAGGGATTGATAGTGATTTTATAATTGAAATGCATGCTATTTATAAAATCAACATTTTCCTTAATGGAAAGTGCTGCATCCGTGAGTTGAGCTATAGTGCAATGGCCAATCCATTTCCAGGATTGGTCAACAACACAGCCTTAGTCACGAGTGTAATTAACTAAATCATCATGCAATTCTTCTACACCTTTAATATCTAAAACTATGCATCTTCCTAGGATGTGAGGGTTCTCAAACTTAATCTGAAAACCATCACACCAATGCATATCATCAATAACTTCTTGAATAGCGACATCAACACTTATATAGTCTTCAGGCTGTATATCCAGCATGCTAAGACTAATGTGTGGCGCTGTTTATATTTTACAATCCACTCCTACATCAAGAATTTGAAATTGTAAACCTTTATAATTTAACACAAAACCCTCAAAATGGGTAAGTGAAAAATTGATAAAATGATTAGGCATATCAGCATAAGCGACAGCCATTTCTAAAATTTAGATTACGTTAACCAAACTATCACCAACAAAAACTTCTTTATTTGTGTCTCTAATAAGTAGTTTACCCTTTTCAAGAAGGGAATAAACCATATCATTGATCTGGTCTGGTTTTAAATTTATTACGGCAGTACCAGCCAACTTAAGCGGAAATTTGGCCATATCAAACAGGCTATAAGCACCCCCGTTCCAAACTGTGGAATTTCTCCAGAACAAATAATTGGCATGCATAACATTTCCATCAATATCAACCTTGGGCTTGCCCAAATAATTTATGCCAATTAAAAATCCTTCACTAGAAGAAGCATTTGCATTTGTGCAGAAAACCGTCCAAAATGCAAAATACCCCATTAACTTATATAATTCTGCATTCCAAGAAAACTCTGTTATTTTTATAGCAACACTGCCACCCAGAGCTAACTTGTCGCGAATCATATGACAAATGTATGTAAAAAACCCATCTTTACTTACATTGTACTCCCCTATGTTCTTAGTAATAGGGTCATACATATCAGAAATTATCAAATCCCATTGACATTCAAAGGGTAAGGTAATACAATCTCCAAAATATGTGGCGACACTGTCGCTCACAAATGGATATAAATCATTATCTATAAGGATAGTGCCAGCTGGTAACCACTGCCTAAGAACTGCAGAACCAGGAGCCACTCCTTTTTCAGAACCTGCACCTAAATGCAAAACACGCATATTAACAGGAACTGCTAATGTTGTAGTATTCAAATATTGACATAATTGAGTATACTTAGCAACATTCATCATACAGCCTGTAGGCAATGTAATTGGCTTTCCGTAGTTCCAGAGATTAACTCTTTCCATAGGGGAAGTCAAATACTTATATAACACAGGCATACTATAACCAGGTTTCCAGTCAGATGCAGCTTGCAATCTGGGGTAGAAAGTCATAACTTTCTCCTCATTGCACCACAGCATAAACTGAAAATCTTTAAAATCCACATTAACATTAACAACCTTACTCACACAATTTAGATTCAGTGACTTAACAAGAGCCACAAAATCATCTAACAAAATATCTACAACAGTGCAGACACTCTTACTACTACCACTCTTATCATCAGTAATAAAATAAGAATGAATGCTGGAGTCATAACTAACGAACTCCTGTACAACCAGATTGGATTTTTGATGCCGCCGGAACAAGCCTATAAGCAAATGCAAACCCCCAATAATCTTCTGGTTGAAACTTCCATATACAATGTGATCAAAAGCATAGTCCTCCAGACCATACTTCTGAATAAACATCTCTTCATCTAAAGCTATAAAATCTTTCTCCATGTCAGAACGGCATTCGAAAGAGCTAATAACGCGACTCTGAGTAAAGATAGTAACCTGTGCTAGAGCATCATTACCACCGACATTACCGGGTTTACCATTACCCCCTGGATTACCTTGTGGGCTCCAGTAAGGGCTGACTCCCAGGCTGTCTATATGGCTGAAGATAACATCCTGACCATCTTTTCTCATAGCGAAGTAAAACACAACATCAGTGTCTCCAACTTTATCCACCACTACGCCATTTAATTCAGCACGTGGTGGACCTTTAATCATCTGAAGACTTTTAATTTTTGTCGTGGAAATGTAAACGCCGTTCTCACAACGTTTAAAAGCTTCAAGAGCACCATTATCACGACCATCAAAAAGGACATTCAATTTATCAATGAACTTTAAATCTGTATATGTGCAGACACCATAGGTATTACTGCAGTATATACTCTGTCTAACATAATCCCAAATGACGTGCTTCCAGCACACGTCAATATTCAAGTTTCTAAGGAGCTTGAGCTCAGGGTGGTGTCGAACACTGCGCTTAGCAAAGAGTTCAACAGCAATATTAGTAGGGTATGTTGTATTATTAGTAAAAATAACAACATCCTCCTGTTCGATCTTAGCCACAACTTTATCATTTATAATGGCACAAGGCATTTCACCAGTCTGTCCAGTATAATGTCCAGTCTTGACTAAATTATACACAACATTCTCCAAACTTTGTAGCTTGGTGAACGTATTCCACAAATTATAAAAATCAAAAGTCTTATAAACCCAAAAAGTAAAACCTGCTGTAGTTGCTGTATTGTAGCATTCAAGATACTCGCGATACTCTTCAGCATGTTTTAAACAAACAGCGCCACCTAAATTGCACTTCGTGATGCAAGTGGCGGCTTTCAAAGGTACATAATCAACCTGCTTATTATCCATGCCATCCATATACACACAAGGTGTATCTGAATAATAGAAAAATGGCATGGGCTTCAAATACTCAAAGGCTGCCCTCGAAAAGGGATTAGTGTGGAATGCATGTTTATTAACATACAAACTTCCACCATTACAGCCAGGAAGGTTTAAATTATTCAACACTCTAGTGTCAAATCTACATACAACTGCATTCGATGGATACTTATCCACATTGCAGTTCCAAAACATACACAAACCATCTTTAAAACTGTCCTTATGTGCCTCATAAGAATAAAACAAAGTCTTAACAGACTTAACAATCGGTTGGGCATCATAGAACTTAAAATCATAGCCTTTGATACATGCAATCGCCTTAGGATTGCCTATATCATAGCACAAACTATACCTGTTGCAAAGCATTGCGGCTTTAAGCATAACACGCTGCAATGTCCTACAAGAGGAATTAATACTTAACTCATTTGAAATAATGGGATACTCCACATTCCAATTTATATTATTGCAAAAACAATCATAAACGGCCAAACACCGTGTCATTATAGCATCTGACGAAGCAACATGTGCTCCTTTATGGATGCTACAATACATATCATGATTACTTGACAAGGAACCTACATATCCCCACTGTTGAATATCAACAATAAGTGGGTTGTACAAGTAATCACATGAAACACTATGACGCCAGCAGCCATAGTAACCAGTTCTAGAATTATAGACTGTGGCACGATTAGTGCACACATTACAACATGTCTCCTTACCTATTTTCGCAAAATATCGGAGACAAGTAAGCTCAAAGCTGGCAGCCCATGTAACAAGTACAACGCTATCAGCCAGATCAACTAAATGATCTGAAAACATTTGTACTATTCTAGGTCTAACAACATCCCACCGCTGTCCCTGGGACATTAACGGGATGAGATGTTTAAATTGTTCACCAGGTGGAGCTTTGGCCACAGCTTTTCTAAAACTGTAACCATCTCTTTCTGCAAACAAACCAGTAGCTTCCACTACAAAATCTATTCCAGTGGAAAATCCTAATTGTAAGGGGAAATTAGTTCCAATGTTGTCACGTGTAGCGTGGGCACCTTCAGCGTCGAAGCCGACCCAAGCTCTAACACGTTTAACAGCCTCTTCTTTTGTAATAAATAGCTTACAATATCCCTCAAGTGTCAGATCTAACTTAAAACCCATGAGTGATATTAGTCTAGAATATGTTACAGAGGAATCACCTACTCCAAGGCAAACGGCCAAATCACCATTTACCTTGTATTTTTCATCCACTGCTAAAAATGAAGGAGCATGAGCTGGATGGTAACCAATATAGCTCTTGCTACAATCTTTGAATAAATTGGTAGTACACTGCAATTTGGAAGGAACTTTATCCAAAGTCAGTGCTGTAAATTGTAAAGCCTCAAAAAGTTGCATATTACACATGACACAGAGAATACCTTTCTTGGCCCTGGTAATAGCTACATTGAAGCGATTAACATTAACAGAATGCGCTGTTTCCGCAGTCTGTGAATAAATGACATAATCATATTCAGACCCTTGCGCTGAATCAACGGTTTGAGTCTGAAGACCCAAAACGCGTTTAGCAGCAAAGTTCTGACTATTATAAGGGCTAATAAAAACGGCGTTATGCCACAATGGATTAGCCTTCAAAAATTTACTAATTAAATAAATCTGCTGCATATTAACAGCGCTAGAACTCTCATGTGTTGTAACGCCCTTAAAATAGACCTTAAAACACAATGAGCTATTTTCATTCTTAGCCTTGAGCTTATTATCATAAACCAAGGCTGATACTGTATCCACAATTTCCTTAGGACAGCGATAGCATGTTCCCAAGAAAATATCAGGACCTAAGCAACACATTAGCTTAGTTACAGTATTAAAATATTTAGGTTCTAGGGATCCTTTACTCAATAACACACGGGGTGCTGGCAACTGAGCAGGGTCACCAATATAGACATAATGCTTAGCACGAATACGAGCGTTGATAACAGATAGCTCGTAATTGGTAAGCATACTTACTTCATCTACAACAACAATATCAGTCACCATCTCAGGTAATGCATTTATGGTAGTAAACACATACTTACGAGAAGTGTCATTAATCTTAAATTTATCATAGCAATCCACACGCACCTTAGCAGGAACAATACGCGTGCAGTCATTAATATTTAAAAATTTATATGCCTTTTCACATAATGCATCAACAGCAGCATGGCTGGCAGCAGTATATACAACTCTTGCTGTACAATAATATACAGCCAAACCGATAGCAAGATGTGACTTCCCTGTTCCAGGGGGTCCTTGCACGGTACAATAACGTTTCATTCCAATGTGTTGATAATTGACAACATTGCTCTGAAACGTTTCAAGCACACTATAAACACTAGCAAATCTTATGCTACTATAATTCTCCTGCGGTACAAGCGTAGGAGCACTTAAATTAGCTACTGAATGAGAGGTCAAAACAAAGACATCACCAACAGATAGCTTATAAGTGGTTGTGGCGCGATAGTACACACCATTAGTCAACTCACTCTTATCAAAAATATATTCACCCAAAACTGTCTTACCATTCTTAGTGAAATGGTAACCAGTAAAAACATAATTCTTATTAAGCGGTGGCTTAACCTTACCAGTCTCCCAAGAGAGAATTAATTCACGATCGCTTACAATCTCTTGGATTGTTGCTGATGCATAGCTCTGCTTAAATGCCTCTTCAGTGGCCTTTTGTGTCTCTGCAGCAAACAATTTTAAGCGTTCGGTACATTCATTTGCTAGTATGTAATCGTCTACATCAGTCCATTTACAGCTAGCAATGCGATTAAAATCATCTATGTACGGAGATCCGGTACAAGACTGTTTATACAAACCAAAAACCATACCATTCATTACTAACTTAAAAGAATACTGTGGTTTATGGTCTTCACAATAATATGACATACCACCTAGATACAATTTGGTAACATCATTTACATCACATCCTGGCGAATTACACACATATGGTGAAACACTCAGGACATATTTATGATCAGTTGCCATAACATGATCGTAACAGCACTTGCAGCACAAAAGAGGTTTTCTAATGCAACTGCCACAACGTAAAGATGTTTGAGAGGAGCAGACTACGCAGGCACCAACGCTTTGCATAACTGCACTTCTTAAATACATGTTCTTGTAAAAGGACTCGTCAGTAAATTTTTGTCCATCACAAGTACTTAAAATAACACTATAGCTGTCCAAAATCTGATTACCCAGATCATTGTACAACTTCTTTATATACTCCAAATACACACGAAACACCTTTTGGTATTCTTCATTTTCGTGATATACTAATGGATAAGCATCTATTGCAAGACTTACAAATCGCTCTATCAAAAGAACGCTATCAGTCTTTAACAAATCATCTACAAAACATCCAGCTCCTAGAATACGACTAGGATCAGGATATGGAAGGTAGACATCATCACCATCCATTTTAACTAGCATTGTATGTTGTGAACAAAATTCATGAGGTCCATGGTTTATGTCATTTTCAACCCAACATTTGGCTTCAGACATAAAAACGTTATTTTGGTAATATAACACCTGTTGAAAGGCACTTATATTAGCAATATACCCTTTGGACGCATAATCAGAATTATAACACACAACACCATCATCAGATAGAATCATCATACTAAAATGCTTATTTAAAAATTCATAATACTCTGTGACAAATGTTGGGTCAACAGTGTCACTTCTATACACATGTGAGTATAAACGCTTTTGAAGAGCGCGAATACTCAAATCTTCAATCTTATTTCCATTGCATGCCATTAATGAGCATACATTGGCTGAAACAGCTTGACATATGTTAAAAACTGAGTTAGCAAAGGCAGTGGTTGCATCACCACTACTAGTACCGCCAGGTTTAACATAATAACAGCCACCACACATAACAATCTCGCTCAACACTTGTGCACATTCATTCGCAAGTCGGTAAAACCTATCGCTTTGCGTACAACATGCATCATGTTTTCGCGCTAATACCAAACTACTAACAATACGTAGTATGTTTGGCATAGCACGATCACATTTTGGATAATCCCAACCCATAAGTACAGGATTATCAACATCTTTAATAAGGCGGCGGAGCATATCATCCCACCCGCCATAGAATTTCGTAGTGCCTATAACAACAGGAACACCACGAGTAGCTGCTATACTTTTCAAACACTTTTGGTGAAACATTCTGCCAGTCATAGTACTCAAAATAGAAACTCCAGCTACAGTGCGGGCCCTATTTTTAGCACTAATGGCATACTTAAGGTTCATTTGTGTAAGTGTGGGCAGGACATTCCGCTTAGTATAAGCGTAAATATCATCCTGCTCATCAAATGACAATGCCTCGTAATATAGTCTGGCTTTTCCAAATTTATTAAATGGATAGCCAGCACTCTTATCATAATTATTTACAATAACTTGTGATGCGGGTATACAACCACCATCATAAATCTCAAAATACTTATAAACAACCTCCAAAACAAACAACAACTGCTTAATGTCCACCATAGTGGGCAAATTATACTTATAATAATTATAATCAGTAATAGCAGCATTACCATCTTGCGTAAAGAAAAAGTGCTTCAAATCAACTGAGCTACCCTCTTTAAGCAAGCCCTTACTTAAAATAAAATCATAAAAATCCTGATTAAAATTACCAGGCTTAACTGTTTGAAACTTCACACCACTTGCTATAGCTGCTACACTAAAGCAACAGGTACGTAAATCATACAATGCTGTAGCTGATGCAACATGCAAAGCAGGATCAGCAGCGTATAAAAGCAAGTCTTTAAGAGACAAGCGATAACGATGTGTGTCCACATCCATATTCATAACAACACCAAGTTCTTTATAATGGTACCCAATTGAAACAACAAAAGGAACACCATCTACAAAAATTTGCCTAACAAGAGGCCCAAAACAAGTATTAGGTAACACCATACTAAAAAGTATGTTAAAATTAGCACAATGTATAATGCACCTATCATCCTGACAATCAATAGTGTTAGGATGATAAGGCATACTCCAGTGCTTAAAATACTTATTAAACAACTCGAGCTTATAATCAGTAAAGTCATACTGTACAAGATCAAATTGTCTATAAGTATTATTTACGTATAACTCACAATCCAATGCATGACACATGGTCAGCATAGGCATCATATAAGAATAATAAGAATCAGCTACTGCAACACCACAACCAGGTGCTGTAACAACATAATCACCAAAATCATACCACATACCATTCAAATCTTGATTATCAAGAGTTAAAACACCTACTAAGCCAGCCTCTACAAGTGCATCAGCAAACTCAGCAGTGTTAACTAGGGCTCTATTAAAAATAGGACCTAGCTTCTTATAAACATTAATTATATCAGGATTTTCAACAAAATCATACCAATCCTTTTGTGTAAAATAGGATTGTTCACAACCAGCATACATAGAGAGTATGTCACACAGAAGCGAGCAATCATTGCGATCGAAATGTCGCAATGCATAGCAAAGATCCAACATAGTGTACTTTGTAAGATCTTTGCGAACTATATGTGGCACTCGACTTCCCTCTACAGCAAAAGTAAAGAAATCGTGTTCTGCCACAACTCTACAACCTTTTACTCGCTCATAACATTCCATCTCTCTATTATATGTAACTAAATCAGTTCTTTTAACTACAAAGAATCGATCCATTTTATTACCACTTTCATCTAAACGCTGAAAACGGCAGCAATTAACTTTCAAATGCAAACCAATGCCAGCAACACTAGCATTACAAATATCAAATGCCCTTAATTGAACATCGGTAGAAAGACCGGTGGCACAGGGTACGAGACGGGCATCTACACTCGCACCCCGAACCCGTTTAAAAAATTAGTGTCTTTTGACTGAACGAAAGCACCCGTACTAACGCACGAGCAGCTACCATCCCTCCAAAAGCCACAAACTTGACAAACATCATGTGTCAATATATAAGACACAGGATCTTTTATACCCACAGGCACTTGAACAAACTTACCGCGTAACTTGCACAATCCATCAACATCTGGATGTTCAATTCGTGCGCGGCAATAAATACAAACAGAAGCACCACCATATGAATCCTGACTAGTAGTAGCCTCAGGTTTAACAGTAATAGCCATACCGGTACCAGCATGGTCACAAAGCATTTTAACACAATTGGAAATAGGAGCTCCTCCTTGTTGTATAAAATCAAGATACGTTTTCTTAGGATCTACAGAAAACGCACACAATGACAGTATAGACGAGTTGGACGCATACTCAGTAGCAGTACCAGCTTGTAATCTAACTGTCGATGATATTGTACCAACAACCCAGCCACGGGCTAGTGTGTTACAACCCTTAACAAAATAAAGGTACTTAACTTTAAGACCTTTAGCATCTTGAACAGTAAACTTACAAGGAGGATCAAGCTCCAAAACAACACAATTTCCATCTTCTTTTACTATCTTAGTGTACTTAAGACCATCGACATCACTAAGAATAGCATATATAATTCTACCCGTGTTACTATTATTATAATAACACTGAGTGGGTGTATTACAATTCATGTCTGGACCACTATTGACAATCTGCGTTCTTAACTTTGCAGGCATCAATTCATTGTTTTGCAAAACGGCTTGAGATACCTCATTATGCCTATTTGCAACAATAACTAGTGGCCAGTTAGAATCTTCACTTATCTCATTCAATTGTTTATTTGTACCATCTGCATCCTGCACTGATTGTATATGCCAAACATTCCCTGCATAGGCAACATATACATTATCAACAACCTGATCAAAAACTTGTTTATCTGGTACAATTATAGTCAAAGTGTTAGCAGTAAGTAATGGTATTGCATTCAAGGGTACACAACCTTTAACTGCATTATCTAATATCGAATTAAGAGCTTGGGTATCCAGTTTACGAACCATACTAAAAAGCATAGTTTGCAAAGCAGAAACTACCTTACTCTTTTTGTCATTTATTCTAGCTTCTTTATACATATTAGTCAAAGCCAAATCTGCCATGCGCTCCAACTTGCGAGCAACAGCTCTATCACGCTCATAAGCAGATTTCGCAATATTACAAGCTTTCTCTAGTTGTTTTAATTGCTGTTGATTAGCAGAACCACTAGAGCGCGCCTCATCAAGATTCTTTTTAGCAACTTCATATTCAACGAAGCTAGCCATATTAACAAATTCACTCTGTAAAGCCTGCAAAACAGTATTGTCCTTTGCATAATCATCGCAAACTTCTTCAATACTAGACAGGCACTTGCTATCCACAGCAGCTGGATTAGCAAACAAAACTATAAGCAATTGAGCAAGCTTTTCAAAAGCAGTGCTCAAATCTGAAGTGGCAAGTATCTCGTTATGAAGAGTACTACAATACTGCCACAACTTAGAATTAGATGCCACATGCAAATGCTGCAAGCAATTAAGCAAAACAACATTAGCACATTTAACATCAGTCAATTTTGATTGGATCTGAGATACTTCTATGATTGGCACACCACCAATACCCAAAAGCTTAAAATTGAGCATAAGGGCTTCAAAACTATTACGCGGTGGACGCAAACCATTAGCATTCATATACCTCAATTCCTGCACTGAAATTTTATAATTATAAACACCCAGAGGCATTCTAAAAAGCTTGTTCATCAAGGAAAACAATCCCCAATAACAACTAACAACATAACCAACAAACAAATAGCTCAAAAGAACCAATTTAATAAGCGGTATGTCTGTGAAATATAACAAATTCACAGAAATCCATTTTGCAATAATCTTTGACACAGCCAATGACAATACTGTAGTCCATGTGTAAGTACCGAAGGCAGAAACAAGGAGGAGAAGGACTTCCTCCTCCAAGTTTGAACCTATGTACCACATAGAAACAGTAGAAATCACCCGGCCTGCAAACATTATAACAGAAAACACATCATGATTAATACTACGCATAGTAATAAAAATCATACCAAAGAGCAAAACAATGCTATAAATCACCTCATCCGTATAAGTGTAATCCACTGACGGCATGAAATGAGAAAGCCATGCATACACATACCCTCTAAAAGAATGCTTATAAACAACCAAATAGTTGTTATATAGCAATGTCAAAAGTACAGGAATGATATACATTGTCAAATAAAGATGCTTATGTTTCACCAAAAGCATAGTAAAACTCACACAACAAAGTGCCAACACTGTAACACTCAACATATGAGTCGTTACATACATAAACATAGTCCATTTAACAAATGCTGTAATTATGCAACTAAACAAAAATGTAGAAGCAATAACCCAGCAAATAGTTCCTTTAATAACTCTAGAGCGCTTTGATTGTAACTTGACGCCAGCTAGTTGTTGGTAAACATCGCTAGGTGTCAACTCATCTTCAAAAGCACAACTACCCATAATCTGACGTCCCTGGAATCCTTTATGCAGGCGCTTAATAGCAGCCAACAAGTTTTCCAAAGACACACCAGTCATAGATGCAAGAGCATCAACAACCAAATCAGATTTAATTTGGCTAAATCCATTTGACATAGCCCAAACATTATAGTCTTCAATAGAACATCTATCACTTTGTACAAACCAATTGCAATTGTTAAGAATTGCAGCATAAAGCCATGCTACAAAATTAACAGATTGCACATAATCTTGAACGGGCAATTGGACAACTTGTGCATCTTTATAAGGACCATAAAAGTCCCCATTGAAGTCAGTTCCAGTATGACAACCAGTACTAAGCTCCAATTGATGCATATAAACAAACTTAACACAATCACCCATCAAAACATAACCAACAGATCCACAAGATCCGCACAAAAAGGAACCCTTAATAGTAAAACTACTTCTCATAGTCACATGAAAGGCTCCTTGTGGTCTGCCATTATAAGCAGCAAGAACTGTAAATGTCTCACCAGGTTTGACAACACCAAAAGTATATTTTGGTGTTCGAGGATTCTGCAATGTTACAGTTAGAACAAGCATACATCCTTGCATCTGATAAGACATAACAGTCAGGCTCATACGATCAGACATTATAGTAAAATCACTTGATGTTACTCTACAAAGCAAATTAGGATAATCTGGATTAGTCATATCTGAAGCAGAGCAAATAACATGCCTAGGACAGTAGACTTTATCATCCAACCAAAGACCATTCAATGTCATATTACCGTAGGTAACACTGACAACGCAAGGTTCTACTTTAGAAGTAGGACTAACCATCTTCACAATACCAGATTGCAAAAATGATGTGGAAACAGACGCCGTAGGTGGTTGGTAAAGCACGTCACTACCATTATTATTGGTAAATGTGTCCATTGCCTTTGCCAACTGTGAACAAGCAGCCTCTCTATAAGCAGCGGTATCCATTTTACCACTGTAATACCTATATTTATTATACAAACCCAAATATCTATTAAAAGCAACATCAGAAAGCGAATTCTTAAGCTTACAATAAGAATCCTTAGTAATCATAAAAGTAGTGAGAGCCATCTCTTCAAAAGTGCCATCACTACGTACACCAGTACCAAGCTTTCTGCAGTAAGAGAATACCCAGAATGCGTGGTTTGAAATAACTATGGCAATATAAAGCAGACTAAACCACAAGGGCATAATACTACCATACATCACCACCCACTGCAAATGCATAATTACACTAATCTCCGAAGGGAAATAGAGCGTAATATAAAAATAAAATGCAGCATATATACAAGATAGAGTGGGATAAACCTGAAACACAAATAGCATCAGGAAATTAACAAACCAAACTATCACATTAACAACCACAACACTAGTGTAATCACCAAAAGCTCTTTTGAGCTTTATTAGGTAATAAAACACCAAAACAACAATAATAGCAAGAATGGCACCAGCTATGGAACTTGCAGTAAGAGCAAAGAAATCCACAGGCTGAGACAAACCGCTCAAAAACTGATATACCAAATCAAAAACATCCCTACCACAAAATGTTCCTGGCAAACTTCTATAATAATCATTATTCAAAACCCATGAACCATTAAAATTAAAACAAATACCCTCATCTGAAACCTCACATAGCCCAACTCTGCAATACGTCATAGATCGTGTGCGAACAATACGCACAAGACCTTCACGCAGCACTTCAGGAAACCGTATATAACCTTTAACATTTGCAAGGTTATAACGCACGTGTGGAGCCAATGAGCTATACAGAGAAGCATTATTCATAAGCCCATCCGTATAACAAAAAGGTTGTGGTTTTCCATCAGACATAGCAAACATAGTGCAAGCTGATGACAAAACACAACCACTATCATAAAAATTAGAATACGGTATTTGGTAATGTGGAGTATAACACTGCACACTATCAGTAGAAAGTGCATGAGTTATAAAATGCAACACATGAAAACCATACCGTAACACTTTGGTAGGAACATTAAAAACAGTAGAGCCTATATCTTGATCTATCACAGCAACAACAATAGGACAAGCCATACTATTGCTATAATAAGTCAAACCAAAAGTAGACTCATACCATGCATCAAACTGTTCAAATTTGTTAGCGAAACAAACATCATTCACGCTAACATCTCTGATAACACCATTATCCAAAACTTTATAACTGGCATAAATAGGAAGCTCGAAGTCTGATTTGTGCACAGAATAAGTAGGCATCAAGCACCACAATCCTATAAAACAAATCAAACTAACAACAAAACAACTATAAACAAAGTAACTAAAAACAGCACCACCTTTCAAACTAAATGGTGTAGTCAAAACAGAGACATTAGAACTCTGCTTATTATAAGTAAGCTTCAATTTAAGACCAGTTTTACAACATGCCTTCTTCAATTTATGCTGAAAATCAGAACTAAGCTGATTAAAAGCATCCACAGACCATATACAAGACACACCAGCGATTTTAGCAACGTTGCCCTGTACATGCTTAGAAGAATTTTGAATAAGAACACCTAAATCAGCTGCGACTATATTATCACTCTTTATATACGTTGGTACCAAATTATTATAGCTTTCATCTGTCAATTCAATACCCGCAGCAACTGCAGACATGACAGAATCAGCCACACATTTAGTGTCAACATCAGAATCTATAGAGCAACTCTTTCTAGCACAGCTAATAAACGTATTCAAAACCTTATCCAGCTGAACACCCTCCTTAATAGAAGAATGAGCTGTATTTATAAATGAAGTCAGACTCTTTCTATCAACGTCAAACATCGACAACAATGTGTCAACATAGACATCGAACATAGTCTGAGAAACAGAAGTACCCGTGTTTGCAGTGGTAATTAAACTCTTATCCACCATCAGCACAGGCCTAAAAAGAGATTGTGCATAAAATACAGCGGCATTGAGAAAGTTGGCTTTATCAGCATCATTCTCAACCACTACAACATGCAAATTAGGCACACTCTTAACTTTAGAATGCAGCAGATTGTTATAATCCACAAACAAACTAGCATTAACATCATCATAAACACGTTGTCCATCCCTATCGTAGAACAAACGCATAGAACAACCAACCTGCTTAACATCTGTAACAGTATGGTAAGCAACATCAGTGGGTACAACAGGCCGTCGCAATTCCTTAGAAAGCTCTGCGGCAGCTTCAACAGTAATGAATGTATTACCTGGTTTATAGGAATCACAATTAATGCAATTCCATTGGTGTTTGCTACAAAAACCGGTACCACCATTAGCCATCACATCGTAATAGCGTATCATGCCACCTACAACCGTACTGCATTTGACGCGAACACTACGGTTTCTCTTATAGCAAAACAAGCAACCAGCTTTATTACACCCATGTATTACATGTCTAAAAAGACTAAATATTTTAAAAATAAAGGTCACAGTAATGTAAAACCTCAAAAACACATGTGCTGGCAACAAATTGGCAACAGAAACAAGTATTCTCAAAAACCAATGCAATGAACTAACCATAAAAAATTCAGGCAACCATGTCGTCAACATCTGCAAGCAGATAAGACCAAACAATGGGTAAAACCAAACAGTATACAAGGCATAACTAACAACCAACTCAATAATCAACTTAATCATGCCTGTATAATCAACTACAGAACGTCGATCAGCCTCGTACTGAACAACGTCTATAGCCTTATAATTATCAAGCATATCAAAACCAGAAACACAAAGCTGGCAAGCAAGACTTCCATTACAATACTGATTTTTAAAGCCTATACTAGCAGTGTCATAAAAATCACACAAGGTATAAAACCCAAATGTAGTCTTAAGCCACTGCACAACACTACCAACGAATGTTGGCAGAAAACCAATTTTAGGCAAATAAAAATCACTAAATATTACATTGGCATATATAAAATTAAACCATAACAAAAATATGGTGGCAATAAGAAAAAATCCTCGTACAACCATACTCCATTTAAATGTCAATAAAGCATTTTTAACAGCCAAAGCGACAAGCTTACACGTAAGCTTTGAAGCAATCTCTGTGGTGTATACAACTCTATTATAACTGGATATTTTTATCCACCCAAACAAAAGAACAAAAAGCCATTTAATAAAGCGGTAGCAGTCAGAAACTCTGTCTCTAACCACTTTCGCTGCACCAAACACAGGCTTAATTTCTCGCAAATTCAACAAATCTATTGGTATACTAACAAGAGTCATACCAAATTTTATAAACTTCTTGATTGTAGGTACGTTAACCGCAGCACTAAGTGCATTAGCAGTTTTAACAACATACCGACTACCAGTCAGCCACATATCATAAACATCAACAATAGACAAACTCTTAACAAATTTGGTCTCACTAGTGCTGTCATTAACAACAACACTATTTTCAACCTTAAAAGGCTTTTTAACACCATTTAATTTAACAATCTTATTACTATTAGCTGAACCATTAATTGCATTACTCCCTTGATTACCTGAAGCAAGAACAGTCGTATGAGCTTCGACATTACTCCCCTGATTACCTTGTGGGCTCAGGTAAGAGCTGCCTGTACTCACACTACCACTCAAACTCCCATGGCTCAAGTCAGAGCTGCAAGATTCAACTTCTGCAACAACATCATCAACTTTCAAAACATCAAACTTATTAACATCAACCAAACTAGGTCGATTAAAATATGTAAGAGAATTAAGGGATGCCTGATCATGGTTATACCAAATAACAGGTTTACCAAAAGTAATACATCCCTTCTCATACCTCTTAACATACATATCATCAGTAACCAATACCACATCACCAGTAGCTATGGGCCACTCAGTAACCTTAAATTCTTCAAAATGCTTATTAGCATCAAAACCCAGTTTAGCATTCAAGCTATCACAGATGGTGTGACCAACTAACTTAAAGTTAGTATAGACACCATCAACCTTCTCAAAAGTTCTAAATTGAGCCTTTATAATTCTTTGAGTATAATACTTACCACCCTCACAGTAGTACTGTGTAAGATCAGGATTATACTCAACCTTCTTAACATCATCCAAATAATAAGTCGTCAAAACAGACCTAAAAGTTTGCTTCAAATTTTTAAGATACAAACAGTCAGTGATTTTACCATTGACTGTAGTAATCTTTTTAACAGTAGAAGCATCAAAAAGTTGATAACTTGAGTCACACCTCAAATGAGTATAGTGCCCCACATTACCACCAATAAAAACATTTGCACATGTCACACCCTTAGGCACGACACTGTCTTTGGGTGTGTTGCTGCAAATTAAAAATGGAACATTAATTCGCGTGCAATGAATTAGCTTATCACCACAACTACAATCAATTGTGTAGCCTTTTTCAAGATCTTCACGACTCAATGTTCCAAAATGCATAACAGCGTCAATACCTGTACGCTGCTCTTGCTTAACACCACATTTACAAACAAACTCATAATCACATGCAGCCTCAGCCAAATCAGTTTGGCTAAGAACCACACGAATAAAATCTCTAGAATCAGCAGGATCGCCAAATTTAAAAGCACCCTTAGCATAAACAAGTGCTACAAACCGTAGGGGTTTTCCGGCTCTAAATTCGAGCCATGCTTCCTGCCATTGCATGCTTACAAACTTCAAATTAACATTCTGAAGCATAAGACATGCAGCATTAACAAAGCAATTATTATTTGCCTGCTTAAAAGTAAAATATTTACCATTAACAACAATTTGCCACTTACCACAACTCACAAGGACATTGTAATAAGCCAACAATTCTTTTTGATCAAAATTGAAAGAACTCTTAACAGCTTTTAAATCTGCATTAGACAGATTATCAAACTGAAAGAACACCTTTCCTTTATATTTCTGTTCAGCCTTGCATTTTGTGACATTAATAGCATCACAAAATACATTGCCTAGTGTTTTGCCAAAAACTTCACCAAGAGGTACATACCTAGTGGTAAAATTAACACCATCAACAGTAAGCAAAACATCTATTTTATCAACAAACAAAGCCTTAATTTGGCTTACAGTGGCCTTGTAAAAAGAACCCTGCTGTATATAACCAAAATCTTTACCCTGGCTACAAATGTCTATGCCACCAGGACATTCAAAATATTTAACGGTTCTAACACCATTAATCTGATCAAACTTATTAACTATGCGCCAATCTGTAGGCAAATTCTCCATATTTGACTGCACAAAAACACGCGCATCATCATCAAGTTTAATATCGTGCCGCAATGTGTTAACATCTTGCAACACATTAAAAGTAGAAACAAATACTACATCATTGCTAATAAGCAACTTATTAGCATCTGTTTCATATTTAATAGTGCGTCCTACATTAAAAGATAGACGCTCTGCAAACTTTCTAGTGCCCTCTACAGCCGTTAGTTGACACTTAGAAATCAAATCAAAATCTTCTTTGTTGTTACTAACAAGAATAACTTGTTTTTCTACAACACCAAGTAAGTATGTCAAAGACACATCAGATGGCACACTAAATATGCCAGCAGAAATAAGTGTAGTAAGACTACAATCATACTTGTTAAGGTGTTTATATGTCTTTTCTAACAATGCATAACATTGCTTACCCTGAGCTCGTGCGTCAGGACCAACAACATTAAGCACAGTTTTACATAATTTGCCTCCTGATGACACATAACAATCACCGGTAGCACAAACTCCTTTAGACTTAACCATATTAGCAGTCTCCTTAATAAAACTTTGACCAGCTGCATTAGCTATAGCTTTTGCCACACCACCACCATGAGCCATATGGCCATTAGCGGGATTAACAACTACATCAGCATACACAAGCTGGGCAATTCTTATAACATCACCTTTAACAAAACAAACATTAGGTGTTATACAGCAACCATACAATTGAGCAATTTCAAAGGATGACATACTAAATGCCATCTCATGCCCAATAATAAAATCAAACTTATCACTGTTAATATCAGTAACAAGCTTGTCATCAATTTGTTTACCATCAATGACAGCCATAGAATGACGGTCATTTTTATCAATAACGCAAGCAGCTTTAAAAATACGACGTTGTGTCGTAAAAGAACAAAACTGCTTATCCTTCACAGCAAAATGTGCAGTAAACGGCACATCAACTTTAAGAAGAACCATAGACTCGCCACACTTACAAACATGTGACACTATGTCTCCATAAAAGAATATAGCATCCAAACCTTGAAGGTTTAGTGCCAAATCACATTTAAGACATCTCCAATGAGATGCCGCATTCCAATCGCACAAAGTAAGTAGCCAATAAGCAAAATCAGCTACATAACCACCCTGTGGAACAACTATATTTGCAGGTATTTTCTGCATAATAGTGTCTACAAACAACTGATCAAATTGCTGCTTATAAGACAACCACAAACTCTGCAAATTTTTATCCTTAAAAGTACATGGCAACTTCTGAAAAACAGCCAAGACAGAACGCAACCAACAATTATTGCGCGTTGCTTTAGGAACATACACACCAAGAACTTTTACGAAATCAGGTTCCTTGTGTGCAACATAAAAATCAAAAACAGTATCACAATAGAAAGTGTCATAATTAACACCATCTATGTAATCATGCACAAGCACGGAATCAGAATCCGCAGACACAACGTCCACTTCATCATGCGCTTGTATGCTGACTTGAAGTTCTTCCAAAATAGAATCCTCAACTTCAGCTATTTCAAAGACTTCTGATGCCTCCTCCTGTCCATTGGCAATACTATTGCAGTCCGTACCACAAGGGATGCCCGAACCTGCACAAACCTCCTGCGAGGTGCTAGTAACAATGGAATCAGTTTCATCAACATCAACATCACCTTCTTCATATTCTGACTCTCCAAAATCTTCATCAATAGGAGCCGAAAATGTACAATATAACTTAGAAGCCAAAACACAATCACCAGCTTCATCAAAGAAGTGAAGATTATTATCTTCCAGCTTCTGCAAAAAGGCACTAACTTTAATGCCAACACCATCAAGCTCCTTACATGGAGTAAGTTTCTCCTCTATCGCATCAGCGACAACAGCAGCAAACTCCTCCATATCTACAGTATTATCTACCTCAAACACGCTACAAGCAGTGTCCAAAATAGTATTAAAATTAGCATCAAGCTCAAAACAGACTTTAACAGTCTTCTTTGTGACGATCTCCTTCACTGAAGGTTCCTCTACAAAGGAAATTTTCTTTCCAGCACAAGGAAATCTCCAAGCTTGATCTAAAAGGCCAATGTAATCTTCGTTCACCACAACTGGAAAGAACTTCTCACCACATTTAGCCATATAAACATTATCCACAATACAAATCTTATCACATTTTTGAGGTGGTTTTTGATAACCACAAGATGTAACTGGGTTAGTAACAACCTCAACCACATCATCATCTACATTAACAGGAGCACAATTACCGGTCAAATAGACAGGTTGCTGATTTTTAGCTCTCTGTGTTACACTAGGAACAACCAAATCTCTACGAACCAAATCATTAAGATTTCCTCGTTCCACTTTATAAAACTTGCTTCCTACAAAACAAATTTTTTCACGCCCTATCTTAAAAGCAGAAAGGCCTTTTAAAAATGACACTTTTACACAATCTAATGCCATCTTAAAAACATTCTGAAAAGTACGCACAACAACGCGCGCATAATCTGGAATGCTCATAATAAAATATATATCACTTTCAACCACTATATATGCGCCTCGCAAAACATGAAGCAAAACCCATGCAAAGGCGAGAGCGGTACATCTAGTAGCAGTTTTAAAGTACTGTATCAGCTTGTTGACAAACTTAATACCAAAGCCCTTAAGACATTCGGTAAGCCTACCAACATTAAGCGTCAAAAATTGTAATGCAGAAGTAACTGAATCTAAAGTCACAACAAGCAACTCTTTGCTCAAATCTGCAACTTCTTGGCCAAACTCACAAAGCATATCACAAAAAGCTTGGCCACTCTTAACCAAATAATAAGTGCGCGGCACCAAACCATCCAACAAAAAGGGCATAAATCCCTCTGAACAGACAGTAGCTGTCTCCATACTAAAACGTGCTCTGCGCATACTAAAATAATCAACATTATCCAAAAGAGGTTGATAATCACCTCTATTAATCAAAAGCTGTTTATGCCAAACATCAGCGAGACCCAAACCTTCTCTCTGCTTTAGGTCACTACACTTGTACTGGACATAATCCAAATACAGTGCTTTACAAACAGCTTCTGTTTCTTTGACAATGGTTTTACAACCTACAACACCTGTATAAACCATACCATCGTATGCTTTAACAGATGACTTAATCAAAGGAAGCCAAACACCAGGTGTTGGGCTCCAATACAAACAACCACCAAATGGAATAACAGAATTTCCATAAAGCTTAAATGAATCCCCGTTTGTAATAGCCTGGCCTTTGGTAAAAAGAACAGGATTTTGGGGCATAACGCCAGAAGATTGTGCAAGCAAATCAACAGTGCCATAAACAAAAGCACATGATGTGCAGGCAAATCCATCTATCATATTCCCTGGAACCCAACCTGTAAAGGTGCAATCATCCTGAGAACATTCAACATAACCAAACTGCATAACAAAACCACAATGTTTCAGCTTGGTTTTATAAATAGACTCCACTACAGTAGAATCTGTATGCTGCATAAGATCAATAAGCTTAGGCAGCTTTAAAACTATGGCATCTGGGGCAAGTGTGTGCACGGGTTCTTTAATAACAACCGTGCCATCAACTAAATCCTCAGTAGGTTCTGCAACATACTCAATGCTACGAATAGTAGCAAGAGATTGCAACTTCATCACAAACTGAGGATCACGAACTACATGCCATGCCACAACAACATCATATGGGAGACTAAGACTCCATATGGGAAAAAGTTCTTTCATCTCTTGAAGAGAGAACTCAGCATAAGCTTCCAATCCCTCTGCAAGATTACCAGTATAGTCACAACCATACTGGTCCACATAAAGAAGTGGTTTAACACCACGATATCCCCTCAACAAAGCATAAGCTTTCTTAGAATACTTACCTTTAGGGTTATCATGAACCTCTTCGTAAGCATCTTCAACATCAAAGTCATAATCCACATAAAAAGTGTCACCATGACCCTTAGAATGCGCACCTTTCTCACCATGCTTTCGCAGGTACAAAACCCAGGGAAAGGTTTTATCCCGCACACACTCAGGTAGCGCAAAGAGTGGAACAAACCATCCTATAAACGTACCTGCTCCTAGACAGACACCTTCAGGGTCTATCATATAGAGCTGATTGGCAACATGGGTTTCAACATTACAATTGCCAGTTCTACACTGGCAATGACGACGAAACAAACCCATGGTCCAACCTTTAGGACAACACCCCAATTTATAGTACATGTCCAAAGACATGCGCTGAGGTGGTGTAACTAAAACAGCACTACGGGACTGAAGTGCTTCTTGAATAACAGCGTCCATAGCATCAGGACCTGTATTCATATTTATTTCACGTATCAGATTAGACTGCACACAACACTCATACTTTACGAGGCGGCGACAATCAACCATCACGTGATTCTTAAGAAAAATTCCACTTGATCCCAGCTTTTGCGCGGTAGTGGGGCAAACCATACCCACTTCTGAACTGCTAGGGTAGTCCAACTTCTCCTCTGTGTCCTCAAACATCCACGGAAATTCTGGAGCCCATTGCAGCTCGAGACCGTATTTGTTGATCTTCGGCATTATGACCTATGGGTGGGCCACTGCCTAGGATACAACACGTCACCGGCTGAAAGCTGTTAACAAATGGAACAAAACTAGACACCACTATGAAAGATCTACACTCGCAAGCATAGATTACAGGGAGTAGGTGTTTTTATAAAGTTTAGATTAAATTAGAACTAACAAGAGTTCACTGAGGCGGATGCACGCACGCAAATCGCTCAGAATC